ACTGGAGTTCAGACGTGTGCTCTTCCGATCTGTCGTAATGTAATTTTCAAAAAAAACAGCTTTTTTTCTAATTGTTTTTCTTTTGACTATTGCAAGAGCGACAGCAGGCAGCAAGGTTGCTTCTATCTAACCTAGCACCACCACGACTGAGTGGGATGATGTGATCAACAGTTGCATCCGAGCCGACCAATTTTTTCTGGCATCGATAGCAAATAAAATTATCTCGCTTCAATACAGCGATGCGTACTCTGTTCCATTCCGAGTCATACCCACGCGCCTTCGTGGATAATCGTTGGCGAGGAATCAAGATTGATTTCTTTTTTTCAAAGCATTCATCGCATCTACTTCTTGCAGTTGGCTTGCCACAATCAAGGCACGATAGTTTTGGAGTCATCGTTCCTGATGCAATGCGATGAATGGTTCGTGTGTATTCACATCAAGTGATGCAGCAATCTGCATTGCTGATTGCATATCAGCACCAGCCATCAATGCACCAAGTGCATACTCCGAACCACTACCAATTGCATACACGCCATCTTCTCTTCGTGAGACTGAATAGTCTTCATCAATCTCAAAGAGTTCGCCTTTGATGGCAATCAATACGCTAAAGAGTTCGCCTTCTTCTTTTTCTTTATCAGTAAAGATTTTTGCATCTTCAATGAACATCTTCAATGAAGGAACAATCTTTGTGATAACGAATTTGTAAAGTGAATCTTTATATGTAGCATTTAGTGCTGGAGGATTCCAATTGTTTTGAATTGCTTGCAATGCAATAACTCTACCAGCAATGCCGATCAAGTATTTGTTGCGTTCAACAATCTTCACCATGTCAGGATGAAAGTAAGGTTTGCCATTTGCGTTGATCTGTGAATCAGCGATCATGTCAACGCCTTGATCGTATTGAATTGCAATAACTGTTGTCATTGCTTTTTCTCCAATTTTGCGTCAAGTAATGCGTCAACCAAAGTCATCAATGCTTGCTTGCGATTGGGATCAATAGCAATGCGAATTCCAGCAGAGAGATGACTGATGGCTTCATCAATCTCTTCTTCTGGCATATTCGCTTCAAGGATCATTTCTTGAGGATATAAGAAACGCCGACACGCTAAGTGTAGCAAACGCATTGGACACGATTTGTCAAGTCAAGCGTGATTTCTGTGAGCCGCTTGAAATGCCTTGACATCATAGAGTTGACCTTTTTTGGGGATGGCGTTTTGCAGGGCTATTCGGCGAACATGGCGATCTGAGATTCCCATCCATTTGCCAATCGCCTCGGCATCAAGCCACACCTTGCGATTTGGGTCGGTCAAGGCGACAGCAACCAATCTCAAGGTTGTCCATTGCGTCTCACATTTTCTGCAATGGAAAATTTCAAGAGGATCGTCGTGATTGATGTTGAGGAATTGTCCACATGTTCCGCCATCGGCGATTTCGGCAGGGCAAGCGATCTTTCGTGGTCGCTCAACAAACTTGCGAGCTGCCGCCATCCCCTGAGAATGCAAGGCGCGAAGTTCTCCGGCAAAGTCTGCAATCCAAGGTTGAGTAGCCGACCACGCCAAATGTTGTTGAGCAAATGCGACGGATTTGGTGATTTCCTCAGCCAAGGCTCGTTTTGGCATATTGGCAGGTTTAACCAACTGGCGATCCTCGCGAATAACCTTTTCCCACTCGTGAAGCATCCCAATGATGTCGTCGCCAGCGATAAAGGATAAGGCGTTGACATTGAGGCCGATGGTTCGCTCGCTAGACCTGCCCCCTGACCCAGTTCGACCGGGAAGAAGCTCTTCATGGGCGGATTTCCAAAATTCCACCAAGTCTTCCAACTGGGAATGCAGTCGATTATGGCAGCGAGCGCAAATTCCCAAACTTGCAATTTCGTGGTTGCAGAGGGCGCAAGTGAATTCCATCAGAATTGAGGCTCCTTCGATTTTGGCGTTTCAAATAGGGGTTCAGGTTCAAAGTAGGTTGGGGTCTTGCAATCGTGGCTGGCGAATACTAGGGAATTGTCTGAATTGAGAATGTGCCAAGTTTTTCGGTCAATCAGGTCGAGGCTGTTCTTGGATAGGGATTGATAAATTCTGCGACCTTCAATTCTTATCGCAATCTCAGATTCAACATTGAGTGGATTCGGCTCAACTCTTGTCCGGAAGCCATTGACCATCCCCTCAAATATCCAACTTTTGCAAATTGGGCATTGGGTCAATTCGGCAAGGGAATTGATGAAGTGGTTCATACGACCCCACCCCTTCCCATTCCCCCTCTAGAGAGGGGGGAAATGGGGAAAGGGTCATGGGCATTTTTGTCTGTTGACCCTTTCCCGCGTTTGGGAAAGGGTGGGAAAGGGTCAAAATGAGCGTGAATTTTGGGAAAGGGTGGGAAAGGGTCGTTGCCAAATGTCACATTATCTCGGGAAAGGGTTGGGAAAGGGTCATTTTTTACGCTCAAATTTTGAACTATTCTCGGGAAAGGGTGGGAAAGGGTCATTTGAGCGTAATTACGCATGATCGACATCCGACCAATCGAATGTTGAAATGCCAGCCATGCCATCGTCAGATTCTCTGTAAGGCCTGAGAGATTTCAGATTCAAAGAGTTGCGAGAGCCGTTCTCAATGCCCACGAACTTCTCATCAATCAAAGATTGAATCGCCACCATCACCCATTCCGTCTTTCCCTTTATCTCCTTGATGACAGCAGACTTGGAAAGAGGCGTGTATGAGGCTTCAAGGAGTTTTGAAACCGATTCCATCAGATGAGTAGGTCGGGTCTTAGATTGAGCCATCTGAGGGGCTTCTACGACCATTTTGACCGTTCCTTCAGCCGTTGACTGGAGAAGAACCCTGCCAGCATATTTCGCCTCCTTGGAAACCTCTCTGACGCGACCGGGGCGATCCTTAGTGACCTTGAGAATCAGCTCGCCAGTCATTCCTCTGCCGAATGGCTGAACGACCTCCACCATAATGGCAGCGCCGTTGATGTCTGCTCGCTTGGCCTGTGCGCCAATGGCATAGTTGCCTCGGCCTTCCTTCGATTTCGTCACATGGTCGATGGTGATAACGCCAGCGCCCGAGAGCGCCAGCGGCTTGAGAAGTTGCTGGCTGAAGAAGGTGGCATCGCGGTTGCTCGTCAGATCGAGGTTGAGCAGAGTCATCGCGGCGTTCACACCGTCAACCACAATCAGCTCAGGCTGAATCTCCATCAAGGCATCGACCAAATCAATCCTCTCATCAAGGGTCAAATTCTGATCAGGATTGGCATAAGTCAGATTCATCAGCTTCTCATCTTCCAATCCCAATGCCCGAAGGCGGCTGAGAATGCCTTTTCCGGAATCCTCAAAGTCGATGTAGATGACCTTCAAAGCCACTTGCAAGGCTTGAGCGACCGCGTGAAGCGCCACCCATGTTTTGCCTGATTCAGATTCACCAAGCAAGGCGTTGATCTTGCCCTTGTAGAAAAGCCTGTGACCGTCATTGCGAGCGAGAAATTCAGGGGCAGGTTCTTCGATCTCACCTGTCAGATCAAGTGGGCGTGGATACCAACTAGAGCGTTGCCTTGATTCCTCAACATGGTCAGCATCAAGATCGGGAACGATAGTGAGATTCGGTTGAGAATTTTGTTGAATCAAATCCGAGATATTCGGCAAGTTAGGCAAGGAAGAAGAACCAAAACCTTTGCTTCTCAAATCCTTGGCTGCTGAAGAGAAATCTCCGTTGTGGTGCAAGTGGGCAAAGGCTGCAAATTTTGAGTAAGGCTTTTCGGCTTCAAAACTTGTGCTTGTGGTGAAGACATAAAGATTATCTCCATCATTGCGACCAGTTGTCGCGCTGATGCCAGTAGTTTTGCCGGGTCGTCGCCAATAAGTGACACCGTTACTTGTGAAGACTTGTTTCCAGTCGATGAGAATATCCGACCATTGAGCCTTTGCGTTGAAGTCATCACCCGGTTTTTCCCCTGTCGAATTTTGTACGGATTGTGAAAGATTTTGTACGACTTGCTCTTTGTGAGGCATTCGGTCAAGAGCTTTGAAGATGTCGTGAACAGCATTGCGCTCTTCCATTGAAAGCATTGGAATGAGCGCTGGCGAACCCTTGAGAAGAACCCAAGGCTGACCTGATGGGTGCGTCGCGCCATGTGAGGGGCTAGTAACAACAAAACCGCCTTCACCACGCGTCTCCGCTAATACTTCAATGGTGTCATTCTCACCCGGTCTGCGAGCAAGTTTGGTGTTGCCCGGAACTGGCTCATCGGCGATGCGATAGAGCCAATGAAGACCGCCTGATGGCGTGAACTCCACATAACCGTTGGAGATGATCTCCCACAATTCGCCAAGACCTGATGAATGAGCAATCTCGCGAGCTTCATCAAGCAAGCCGCCATTGACTGCCCTGCCTTCAAGTTCAAGCATCTCAAGGTTGCCCGATACTGCACCTGTGATGATTCCAATCCCTGTTTGATTGCCAGCAAACCACGCTTGGAGTTGTTCACGATCGGCGCGAGTGACTTGATATTGCTTCCATGAAGTGATTGGCGCTTTCGTGCCATTCATCGCTGCCGGAACGACTGAAACGCCAGCGTCGTAGAAGTCAAGTGCGGCTTGGAGTATCTCGATCACACATCCTCCTTGACGATTTCAATCGGATTGCATTGTTCGCAGTCTTCTTTCATCAAGACAAAACAAATGCAATGCGGGTCTTCGCAGGTATTGCCATGCTCGTAGCAGACATCAGGATTCACGACTGTTCTCCCCTATCCAAACGCTTTCCTGATAGATCGTGTGATATTGGCAAAGCGAAACCCACATCACTCGCGAATTAGAGTGGCGAAAATACATTCCAAATTCAGAATCCTCGTCGCATCTTTCGTACTCCCCATACTCATCTGCAACGACGAAACCACACGATTCCGAAAACGGAGTCGTTCGTTTGAACAGTATTTTCGCCATGTGCGTTGCTTGGAATCGAACCAAGTGAGGGTGAAAGGGTTAGCCCCTCAAGAACCATCTCAACGCTTCCCATTCCCCTGTTGGGAAAGTTAGGTTAGAAAGGCTTTGCGCCTAGCTTGTCGATCAACGCCTGAATCTCAGGAGTGACAGCGAGAGTTGTTACTGGCTGCTCGGAAGCGCCTTTTGTAATCTCGCCAGCAAGGTAGGCAGTTGCCTTTTCTACATCCGCTGGAGTATCAGCGGCATTGATGAGAACCCAAGGGGCGCTCTTGCCCGGCTTTGCAACGCCTTGGCCGATGCGAGCCAAAACTTGCTTGCCGATATTTGGCTTCAACGCTGAGCGAAGAGCCACATTGAAGAAGAGAACACCGAGATGTTCTTCATTGTTGTCAAGGTCAACGATGTCAACCTCGATTGCCTCTGCCTCGCCGAGAGAGGTCTGAATACCAGTCTTATATTGAACTGGCTTGATGATGAGTAGGCGACCCTGAAGATCGCCGGGCTTTACTGATGCACCTTGTGAAGATGCTGGAGCTGCGAATGCAGTCATTTATTTTTCCTTTTGTTTGGGTGTTGCATCTCATCGTTCGATGAGAATTCTGATTCCTCAATCATCTTCTTGAGGTCATTGATTGTTGGATCATTGTCGAGTTCCAACATCTCTTCCATTGCTTGAAATCCTAATTCGCGAACTTCATCAAGTTGCTCGCGTACTTCCTCAATCTGCTCCATCAAAATCTGCTGATGCAAACGATTGTTGAATAAACCTAATCCATACCCTGCTGCAAAGGTAAGGAAAGAAAAAAGCAACCAAGCGAAGTGACTCACGATTTCCCTGCCCACCCATCTCCCTTGAATATGATTCCCGGGGCGGATGAATATACTCGCTCAAGGCTCGTTAGGCAGTCGCCACAAGTAGGCGCTGGCGTGTCGTCGTCGTAGCCTCGGGTCTGCTCAATCGTGATGCCGCATCGTGGGCATTTGAAGTCGTAGGTTGGCATTAGGCAGCGTTCCCTTCACCCGGACAGCCTTTGGATAGGTCTGTGGAGTTTGGCAAATAAAACGGACAATAAATGCAGTTATATGCAGGCGTTGCTGGAATCAATTCCCAGTTGATTGGATTCTGCTCAACATCGAGCTGCCACACCAAGAGCTTGATTCCGTCAAGGCGCTCGATGGCGTTGATAGCAATCTGACGATCGTAAGGCTCGACGATGGTGTGGAGTCCGTCAAGGCGACCGCCGAGTGGGTAGCAAGCCAAGGCAACTTGCTTGACCTCCTTGCCCATCTGCTCAACACCATAGCCATAGCAGTTGACTTGAACTCGCTGCTGGATCGTCATTCCATCCTTCTTGCGAGACTTCATCGAAGTTGACCCCATGCACTTGTGGTCAATAACCATGCCATCAACGGTGTCAAAAAGGTCGCAAGTGCCAGCGAGATCATCGGTGACTTTGACCCGAAATTCAATCATGAATCTCGGATTGTCTCTGTCGTTGAAACGCTCAAAGGCCTCTGCCAACCATGCGTGGATGGCAGTTCCCTGAATCGATGCCCAAGGGTCAGTCGAAACATTGGTCTGTGGCCAATCGAGAATCTTGTAGGCCAACTTGCGAGCGCAAGGATCGCCGATCTCGCTCAAGCCAATCGCCTTTTGCTTTGAGCGCGAGGAATTGTTTGAGCGAAATTCGACGACCTTCTTGATGTTCTCTGCAAGCGCCGATGCGTCATCTCCCGGGGCTGTGAACATTACTCCTCGACAATCATGAAGCGTCGAGAAACTGATGCAGTTTCAAACTTCTCCCATAGATTTTCCGGAAGAAGCTCACGAACTTTCTTGGGATCGATGCGCTTTGTCTCAACGGTAGTCCAGCGAACAGCTTCTCGGCCGTTGACCAAACCAATCTGAGCATCGCCTAGAGCAGCTTTGACCTGCTCGGCTGCGATGTCCGCCTTCTCTTCCCATTCTTTGACCTTGACGCGAGCCTCGATATAGGCGGCAAGGAATGCGCTTGCCGCCGGATCGAGATCGACCATTTCAAGGTTGATCTGTGTTGACATTGTATTGCTCCCCTGTTTGTTGGTTAGTAGTAGAAGTTCTTCTGCCAAAAGGCTTTGGCGGCACAACTTCCGTCGCTTCCATAATGCTTGGAAATGTAAGCGATTGTTGCGATTACTTGAGCCAATGGATCGGCTGAATGTTTCAACCCAATGTTCTTGTAGGTTGAATCAAGCAACTGTCCAACGCCTTTTGCGGTGGAAGTTGGGTTCTTGGCAAGTGGGTTCATGTGGCTCTCTTTGATGAGAATCCACTTGAGACACGCTGCCTTGCGAGGAGTCATCAGCTCGTTGATGAATAAATCAATTCGGGCTGGTTCAGTCAAGGTGATTGCTTCCTTGACTGTGATGACTTGAATTGCTGGCTTGGATGGAGTCAAGCCATTGAAAATTGCTACGATAAATAAAACCATGATGCTGACTGTGGATAGCACCAAATAAGCAAGTTTTCGACTCATAATAGAAAGCCTTTCCGCTTCGCTCGTTCCAAGGTGCGGTCAACGCTGGCAATTTGAATTCCCAACTTTGCTGCGACTTGTTCCTTTGAGAAGCCTGTGGTCATAAGGGATTGAATTTCCCTGAATCTACGGTTGCGCCGATCCTCCTTCTTAGATGTCATGAGCTTGCGCTGATCGCCAGTTGTGGCTGCCCAAACGCCGTCTTCGATGTGATTCTCGACTGCATAGTCGAGGCATTCTTTCTGATGAATGCAAGAGCCACACAACTCCACAATGCGTGGCCAACGGTTCTCCAATTGTAATTGCGAGTCAGGAAAAAAGAAATCTAGGTCATCAAGCTCTGCACACTTCGCTTTCGGAAACTTTGGAAAGTTGAAGAGCGCGTCAAATGGCATCGCCGTAGCCAGCCTCTCGGAGCAACTGGATCATTGCTTCAACTGGCATGACTGCCCACCATTGATCAACCTTGGTGAGTCCGATTCCATTGGGCTTGATGATGAGAAGACCGAAATCAGCCTTCGCATTGATGCGCTCGGTTTCAGTCTCCTTCAACCATGCTGGAATCTTGTAGGTCTTCGCGTTCTTGACTTCCATTGCGAGGCAAGGAATTCCGGTGATGTCACCAAGGTCTTCACCGGATGAGCCACCACCGAGAGCGCGTCGTTCAGCATTGGGAAACCCATGCCCCTGTAAGTAACGAACGAGCGCTGTCTCGGCAGCGGTTCCTTTTTGCTTCGCAAAGCTCATGGATTACTTATCCACGAACTGACGGATTGCGAAGCGCGTAGATATGCTCATACAGTTCATCATTTTCCTGATGAGCAATACGAAGATCAGATTTCAATTCGCGGATAACATCCTTGGCGGCATCCCATTCGATGAAGCCACCGATAAGAAAGCCAATGGTTGCGCCGAGTAGTAGCGAAAGAATAAAAACTTGAAATAACATTATTTGTTCCCCTTCTTCATTGAGTTTTGGAAGTTATGCCAATCCTTGACGCTGATGAATTCATCATTGCGATTGAGATAGTTGTCAAGCCAAGTAACGAATGCGAATGCCGCGATGACGACAGCGGAGCCGATCAAGATGATTTCTAGCATTAGCGCTGCCCCCTTGCGAACTTGAGCAATCCGATCATAATTGCACGAGAATAGAATCCACGATCAATGCTGAATCGAAGTCGTTCATAAGAATAATTGACTTCAGATTGAGACATTCCTTGGCTATAAAAAAAATCTAAAGCCATTTCTTTGATTTTTCTATCAAGAAGATTTTCCATGTTATGCCACCCCTCTAAATGAGAAATCGCATTCAGGGCATTTATATTCATAAATTTCTGAGTAATCCCAAGTCAATCCACCTTGAAGAAATCGCTTGGTCATTTTTGCATTGTTGCATTTTTCGCAAATCATTTGCGTTGCCTTTCGTTTGTGAGGAACACCTAGTTCCTGCTGTTGGCATAAGAATAGCACCGACAAGTCAAATTCTCTCCAATTGATTCGGCGTGTCGTACAGCACAAAAGACCCCCACCGCCGAAGCGATAGGGGTCTTTTGGCATCAAGCCAGCGAGCCAAGGCGAGGTAGGCTGCGAGCTGGCTAAGTCAGGAAATCTCGCCAGCGATGGCCATGTAAGCCGCGCCGTCGATGAAGGAATCCTGATGGGTGGGGGTTTCAATAAGTCGAGCAATCTTCACGCCTACCATGCAGAGAGCAACCTGCGATGGGGTGACTTCGTGTTCAAGGATTACTGACCAAATATCGGCAATTCGCTTGTGATTGGTATAGGGGTCGCCATAGTTCTTGTTTCGGTCTTCAGCGGTCAACCGGGCGGCTTCTTCAAGGATTTCCTGACGGTTCATAGAAGCTCCTTGAGAGCCTCAAGCGAGGAGAGCTGTTCTTGCGCCAGTTGATAATTGTTGATCTGCCGACCTTCCTTGCCAGTAAGGATCGGAGTCATGCCTTCATAAATGTCCACTTTGCACCATCCCCTGAAAATGACCTTCGGATTGTCGCTTTCAAACTCATCGACTGAACACCAAAATATCAGGTCAGCCTTCTTCTTGATTGAAGCATACTGGGAGACCGAAACGCATCTGCCCCACTCATCCCAATGTTTCTCATTCCAACTTTTGACTTCGATGCGCCCAACCTTGCTGGTGATGTCGCATTGCTGATTCTGCATGGAATCGGCAAAGGCCGCCTCGGGTTCAAAGCCATTTTCTTTGAGCCAAATAAATGAAGCAAACTCGCCGAGACGACCTATGAGATGGCCACTCGCTGTGTTCCGGTAATGCCCGAAACGATTGCGGTTGCGTTCATAAGTCTTCTCGGCGAGCAATAATGCTGCCAATTTGGTCTCAGTATTGAGAACCAATCCCTGTGTCATTTGACCCTATTCCCTGACGGTTAGTTTTTCTAGGATTTGGATGACTGCGCGATGAGTCTCTTTGTCCAAGTCTAAGTCTCGAGAGATGATTTTTCTGTCCAACTCGCCGGAGCGATTGGTAGCATTCAAGATCAATCCCGAAAGTAAAATTGATTCCAGCGAGACTATGAGTGTGAGCAGTCCGAAAGGAAATGGCTCAGGTTTGAAAATAATCCATGACCCCCACCACACGATGTGGAAGACCATAAACCAAGGAGAGCCAAAACTTTCAGCAGCCCAATCGGAAATCCGTTGGAACTGTTTCAATTACTTCTGAGCAGCTTCTTGCTTTGCGAGGTTGGCATCAACTTCGGTCTTGGCAATAGTGACAACACCGAAAGCGGCATCCTTTGGATTGAGACCACGAACGATGACACCAAGCAAACCTGAAGCAAAGGCGAGAACCTTGACGATAGTGCTTGCCTTCATCTCAAATGCTGTTGTTGCCAATGGCAATGCGATGACTGCATAAGTTGCAAAGATAGATTCGATTTTCTTGATATTGATTTTCATAGGTATTCCTTACTTGGCAGGAGTGAGTGTTGGATACGCTGGTCTTGCAACCGCGATGATTGTCTTGCCGAAGTATCGTTTGCGACGATAAACCCCGCCCCCATTTTGATTTGAACCGTTAGTTCCCTCGGCGCTTGTATTTCCCTCAATAGTGTTGAGGAAGCCAGCGCCTACGGATTCAACGATTCCGACATGATCGGAAATCCCCTTGCCTTCCCAATCAAAGAATACTATGTCGCCCGGTTGCGCCTTTGTCGGATCAACGAGCTGATTCTTCTTCTTGAAGTAATTCACGCCATCAGGACAATAGATGAAGCCATATTTGTTCTTTGCTGCAACAAGTGAGGAAGCCATCACCTGAGAAAAACACCACGAAACAAAACACGCGCACCATGATTGACCTTGATCATTCTCCCCGGTGCAAGCCTTCCACCAATCCCAGTAAGGAACGATGTTGCCTGACTTACCGTCAGCGCCACCCTTCTCCACAACTCCAAGTTGCGTTACTGCCTTGGCTACTACATCTTTCCCTGTCATACAGTTTTCCTGACTCTTGGCTTCTTATTTGCAGCCTTCAAGACTGCTAGGTCGGTCTTTACTTCTTGAAAATCCTCGCGAAGAGCTTCAACATCATTCTTCAGGCCTGTCTTGCCATCGTTGAAGATGGCGTACTCAATGCGATCGAGCTTCTTGACGAGGTTCAAATAAACCTTGAAACCGCCAAAGATGATCACAATAGTTTCGGCAATCGCCCAAATGGTTGAGAAGAATACGGATGAATTGCTGGTCATCGGGTACTGACCAAAACTGACATTGAACCTGTTGATGCTGAAACTGCCCAAAGTTCACCTTCATGACTTGAAAAAGAAATCTTGTCATTGACATCGAGCTTGTAACCAGTAGTTGAGGAAACTGAAGAATCTCCGCCAATGTAGGCAATAGCAGTTTCGCTGTGGATATAAACCATCTCAGCGATAGTGTCTGCGCTCACAATCTTGACTGGTGTTGTTGTGAGTGAGTATTGGGCTGTTGTTACTGCCATGAGGCTCTCCTTATTCGATGAGATTGACCAAGGATCGAGTTCGACCTTGAGCGAGTTGTGTATAAACCTGCGTTGTTGCGACCGAGGAATGGCGCATCAAGTCTCTGACCGCCAGCAAGTCGCCATCTGATTTTTCCAACATTGTGGTGGCAAAGTAATGACGCAAGCTGTGGAAATGTTTGGCATTAGCGCCAAGGATGCGACGCATCTCATCGGCTGCCTTCTTGGAAAATTTGTTTGGATCGATAATCCATAGCCTGCCGAGAGTGTTGTAGCTTTGAATGACTTCAGCGACCTTGGGGGCTACCGGAATCACAAGGTCAGTTTTTCCCTTACCGATAACGCGTAAAGAATACCCACCCTGATCCTCGATGAGATCAGCGCCTTCAATCTTGGCAACCTCATGCGCCCGAAGGCCGACCATGCCACCGAGAATGAACCAATCTCGGTAAGGCTGAGTTGCCTCGGCTAAGAGCTTATCAAACTCGCCTTTGGTGACTGGCTTGGGTACTCCGCGCCCTGACTTGACCCTTGGCAGGTCTTCGGCTGGATTGTTGCCATTGACCAAGTTCATCTTGTTCAGATGCTTGTAGATTGAGCGAAGCCGGGAAACATAGTTGGCTTTTGTCGATTGTTTGGTGGCCGAGAGAACGACCTTTTCCAAGTCTTGAACGGTTGCCAAGGCTGGATGAACGCCGATTCGGCGGATGATTTGCCAATCAGTACGGATCACATAGGGCGAAAAACCGCTTGTATCGTAACGATTCTTGAGCTGGCGATGAATTTCCTCTAAGGGAATGAGTTCGGTTTGTTGTGTCATGGGAAAACCGTACCCCCAAAGGCTAGTTTGAATCCCGATTTGGTGCAAGCATCTCAGCCAGCGTGTCTAACTCTCGGTGGAGTGTTCCCTACCGCTTCAAGGTTCTAAGAAAGAACCAGCGCTTGAGGCGCAAGATAGGCCGATATTTGATTTTGTTTAAAAGCCTACGCCTATCTTGATAAAACAATAGACCCGTTGGGTCATCATCTGTCATTCAGGCAAACTCTCAGTCAAGTTAGCCCCCAAATCAGTTGGCAACTTAGGCGCTTTGATGTGCCAAGTTTTGTTGCTATCAACTGTTATTTGAGGATTGTGTGAGTCGCAGAACCTTAGCCACATTGTGTACATATTGTCTGCCTTGCTTTCGCAACCATCAATAGCGCACTTGCCAAGTCTTGTAGCCCCGATTGTAATTCCAGCCATTTGCCGTACCCCCTTCTAGGTAGGAAATACCTTACACCTTCAGGGGGCTGGACTGCGATATGCACTCGCAGGTGGCGGGTCGGACTATCCAGCATTACCGTCAAGCGGTCTTGAATCTACCGAGGTAGATACGGTGGTTCCTAGTTTCTAGCCTACACCCTACTAGGCCGTAGGCGCAGAGTTGGCTGAAAGTTCCGCTAACCAATCATCTACTTTGAGTAGTCTGCGGGCTTCGTGGACATCAATGATATTTAGTTCTACCATCTTAGAGATTTGGCTGAATTGCTTGTTATC